GAGAAGAAGGTAATGTCGCCACCCTGCACCAAACGCTGATACATCATTCTGTTGAACAGGAAGCTATAGTCCAATTGGCGAATACGATTGAATTCAGTTCCCTTGTGGTTCTAAAGAATAACAAGGGAACTGAATTCAATCGTATTCGCCAATTGGACTATAGCTTCCTGTTCAACAGAATGATGTATCAGCGTTTGGTGCAGGGTGGCGACATTACCTTCTTCTCTCCCAGAGACGTTCCGGGATTGCTGGATGCCTTCTATGCTGATCAAGACGAATTTGATCGTCTCTATGTGAAGTATGAAAACGATCCAAAGATCCGCAAGCATTCCATGAAGGCCCTTGACGTATTCGTTTCTTTCCTAACCGAGAGAAAGGAAACTGGTCGAATCTATCTAATGAATATCGACCATGCGAATACACATGGTAGCTATCTTCCCAAGTTGGCTCCGATCACTCAGAGCAACCTGTGTCAGGAGATCACTCTACCTACCCGTCCAATGCAATTTCACGATGATCCCAATGGTAGGATCAGTCTTTGTACCTTGAGTGCATTGAACTGGGGTCGAGTCAAGTCACCTCATGATTTTGAAAAGCCAGCCAAGCTGGTTGTGCGGTTCCTTGATGAAATCCTAACGTATCAGAACTATCCAGTCAAAGCGGCAGAAATTGCAACCAAGGAACTCCGTCCACTAGGCGTTGGTATCATCAATCTGGCCTACTTCCTTGCCAAGAATAACCTGAAGTATGACGACGAAGCCCTGCCCCTGATTGATGAATACATGGAAGGTATGGCATACTATCTGATCAAGGCGTCAGCCGACTTGGCAGTGGAAAAGGGCGCCTGTGAAGGTTCACACCTGAGCAAGTATAGTAAGGGTATCCTTCCAATTGACACCTATAAGAGTGATGTTGATGAATTGGTGGAGCCCAAACTTCGCATGCCATGGGAAGAACTGAGGACCCAGCTTCTTGATACCAGCATTCGCAATACCACCTTGATGGCTCTAATGCCGGCAGAAACATCCGCCCAGCTCTCGAACAGCACAAATGGTATTGAACCAGTTCGTGCGCTAGTCTCCGAGAAGGTTTCCAAGCATGGTATTCTAAAGCAGGTGGTACCAGAGATTGGTAAGTTGAAGAACAAGTATGAATTGCTTTGGGATCAGAAGAGCCCAAGGGGATATCTAAAGGTATCATGTGTTCTACTCAAGTATATCGATCAGAGTGCTAGTGTTAATACCAGCTACAACCCAGAACACTACCCAGAACGTGAAATTTCAATGAAGGATATGATTACTGACCTTCTGACGTTCTACAAGTATGGTGGTAAGAACCTCTATTATTTCAACACGTATGATGGACAGGAAGACGCGGCAGCTATGCAGACTATTGCTAGCGACAAAGCCGATGCTGATGCCCTGGAATCTGACATGGAAGCTTTGATGGAAGATGACGATTGTTCATCCTGTAAGCTGTAAAACCGCGCACAGATTCATGTTCAGGCTATGCTTAAATAGACTCCCATGTGCCTATTATCGTAAAGTAATCAAAAAGAGAGGCAGACAATGTCCGTATTCAATCTAAATGAGGTAAACCACCTCACTGCAAAGATGTTCTTTGACCCAAGTGGTCCTGTTGACATTCAGCGTTTCGACCAGGTGAAATATCCTGAGTTGGAACATCTGACCAATCAGCAATTGGGATTTTTCTGGCGCCCTGAAGAAGTTGACCTGAACACTGATCGTGGTGACTTTGGAAAGCTAACTGATCATGAAAAGCACATCTTCACTTCAAATCTAAAGCGTCAGATCCTCTTGGACTCTGTGCAGGGTCGTAGCCCAACTCAGGCTTTTGGTAATATCACTTCTCTTCCAGAAATGGAAACTTGGGCTCTAACTTGGGCGTTTATTGAAACGATCCATAGTCGCTCATACACCCACATCATCCGTAACGTATATCCTAACCCAAGCGAAGTCTTCGACTCTATGAAGGAGATCAGAGAAATCGTGGACTGTGCCAAGGATATCAGTAAGAACTATGATGAGTTGATTGAGGCTTCCAAGTGGTATGAACTACTGGGAGTGGGAACTCACAAGGTCAATGGCAAGGAAATCAAGGTAGATCTTTACGATCTCAAGAAAAAGCTTTGGCTTTGTCTAATGAGCGTCAACATCCTGGAAGGTGTGCGCTTCTATGTTTCGTTCGCATGTTCATGGGCTTTTGCTGAAACGAAGCGAATGGAAGGAAATGCCAAGCTCATCAAGTTCATTGCTCGTGATGAAAACCTACACCTAGCTGGTTCACAGAATCTGCTTCGCAATATCCTAAAGCAGGATGATCCTGACTTTGTCAAAATTGCTGCCGAGTGTGAAGAACAAGCAATCGAGATGTATCTCTCGGCTATCCGTCAGGAAAAGGAATGGGCCAAGTATCTATTCAAGGATGGTAGCATCATTGGACTCAATGAAGCCCTTCTGAATGAGTATGTGGACTACATCGCCGGAACTCGTATGCGCGGTGTTGGTCTCAAGCCTCCTTTTGCTGTTCCTGCTCGTAACCCACTACCGTGGACCAGCAGCTGGATCGCAAGCAAGAGTGTACAGGTCGCCCCCCAGGAAACTGAGATTTCCAGCTATGTCGTAGGCGGCGTCAAGCAAGACGCTCAAAACGACGATTTCAACGCATTCCAACTTTAAGGATTTTTATGTCAGCCACCATTTATAGCAAACCCAATTGTCCCTTTTGTGTCCGAGCCAAGAAACTTCTGGATGAGAAAGGTATTGGCTATGTTGAGGAAAGTGCGGTAGAAAAGCGAGAAGAGCTTATCGACCGCGTTACCGCAATCACTGGATTAGCGCCTAGAACGGTCCCGCAGATTTGGCTAGAGGATGTCTATATTGGTGGTTATGAAAGTTTGGTAGAACATTTCAAGAAAAAGTAATGAGATCCTTGTATTCCAAAGATGAGATGTTGTTAGCCGTGGCCAAGAAAAAGCCACGGCTACAGTCTCTTATTGATGATTTGGATAACCTCACCACCGATCAGATCAATAACCTACAAGAGCCTCTTTGGATCAAAGAGGCTCTTACCATTCTAAAGTCTACCAATGGAATTGGGCAGAAAGAAAGACTCGATTTGATACTCGAGAATTCTGAAAAACAGGCTGAACTAGTTAAGTCTATTCCCCCTAAGACCTACGAAGTCAGAATATGGGACGGATCACCTGAATTCATTGGAACTGATCTTGGACATTATCATCACAGTTGGAAAATTGAAGTCGACTCTGGTGACTCCTTTATGTTATTAGATGACGAACAAGTTAGATTTGGTGATTCGGTAATTAGGGTTGACGAATGGAACCGACACCCGTTGATGCTGAATAGTAATTTCGTAGGTTATATGACGTTGGACAACTACCGAGGCTTTCACAAAGCTCTATTGAATCAAAAGCATAAGCTATAAACTACATGGATAAATAACTGATGTTAGTAGAAAAGAAATCTGAGAACACTGAAATCATCAGCATCAAACTGGTAACCGGTGAAGAAGTAATCGCTCGTAAGCTAAGTGACGACGGTGATCATATTATGGTTAGTCGTCCCTTGGCAATGGTAATGGCTGAGAATCCTGACAATCCCCAACAGACGCGAGTGATGTTTACACCATGGATGGTGTCCGCGGGCAAAGAACTCGTTACCATCAAGAATATCCATGTTGTCGCAGTAACAGTGGCTCGCCCCGATGCCGCTGAGCAGTATGAACAGGCAATCACCAGTTGATATGATTTTGGATTTGATCCGTCGATTCAAGTTAGCGGCCCAAGTGCTAGTTGCACCCAGCAGTGTCGTGAACTCTTCAGTGGGTCAGATGATAACCTATAATTCAAAAACGCGAAGACTGGAAATTACGGGTGATTTTGAAATCCATGCCACTGGAAATTTGTATTTGAGCTCAGACCAGAACATCATTCTTCACAGCGGCAACAGCGATGGTGAATACACCCATCAGATTCATTTGAATCCCGATTTGGAGGAAGACTATGCCATCTATGTTGATCAACCGGGAAGCTCTGGAGAGTGGGATCTACAACCCCAGAATCGACTCGAGAGTCCTAGCCCTACAACAGATAATGGAAACACAGGATCCTGCAACCAACACAAGTCTTCAGACTCCCCGCAATCCCCCCTTGGTGGAACCTGCGACTGTTGATTTTGAACTGAGAGAGTATGTTGAACAGTTCAACACCTATTCAGTTTACAACCCCTTCCAGGGCGTTCTAGATAATCCCACTTCATGCCTCATCAATCCTATTCGGGATGATTTTTCCGCACTAAGAGCTTTGATGGATAGTCGATTTAGTGGTGATCCATCGTGGACCGCTTATCGTCCGGATTTTATCACGCAGGTTGAGGGTCCCAATGGGCTTCTGAGCAATCTAGATTCTTTTGAAGACCACACTGATCGTCTAACAAACAATCTTCCCAGCCTTGCTGGTATCGCACAAGCCGCCCTTGCTCTAACT